TTCTCAATGCTCGCCGCCCCGAATACAGAGCCGAACTCCGCCCCGGGCTCAAAGCCATAAATCCCTGCCGCTGCCTCATTGCGCATGAACTCACGAGCTATCTCACTTTTTATATCATTGATATTTCGTGCCATTTCAATACTCATTAACTACCGTTTAACTCACCTCAAAATCTATCTCCAACCCCATATGCCCTATGCCTCCACACGGGCAGCACTGCATATCCTCCGCACTAACCTCTGTTGCCGGCTCCACCCCGTGCGCCCTGTATAGCCTTACAACCCGCGCGTTGCCCACATCCACCGGCTCGGGCACTGTCAGTTCCTGCCCGTCCTCCAGCCTGTCCGTAAGGCTTACGCCGTTGGCCGCTGACAGAGCCATCGCCGTTTCAAGTCGGCCGCCGGTCTGCAATGCCATGTCGAGCACTGTCTGCCTCTCTTTAGCTGTCGTTTTCATCTCTCTATGCTTATTGTGCCGTCAGCTTCCATCGTCACCCGCTCACACTCCACCCCGCAGCCTCGCAACATCTGCCGCACCTCGCCCGACCACATCACATCAGGTTGCCCGCCGCACATTCGCCCGGCTTCGCCACCCAAAAGCGGGTGCTCTTTCAGTTCCCCGCGCATTGTCAGCACTACGGCCTCTGCCGTCTGCCCCTCTGTGTCGCCCACGGCTATGCCGCCTCGCTCGACAAGCAGGTCGCCCGTGCCCGCATCTATCAATATGCCTTTCATCGTGTAGCCTCCTTTTTCGGTTGTTCATAATCATTGCTGAATATCTCGTAGTCCTCGTCGCTCACTGCACTCACCTCGATCACCTGATAGTTGGCCTCGGTCATCTGCCGCACCGCGTAGCTGCGAACCACAAGCCGCCCTATGTTCAGAGCGTCCAGAAACTCGCTGTGCACCCGCAGTGCCTCTTTTCGCTCCAGCAGTTTCCGCGCCTCTCTCAGTTCCGTGCCCGGCCACTCGTCTGCTATCAAGCCCCCCTCCGTGCTCTGCAAGCCCAAAACTATGCTCACGGCCCAGTCCCCCGCGTTTATATACTCCTTCACCGTGCCGTCCCGTCCCGTCAGCGCCGTGCTCACTATCCGGTGCTCCCGGCTCGCTGCCGCCACCGCGTCAACGAATGTCAGCCCCTCGCCGTTCTCCCTCTCCAGTCGCAAAGGGCACAAAACCCATCGTCCTTCCCAATATGCCGGGTCCGTTATCGGCTGCCCGATTTCATGCCCGCTTATGCCGTCCCGGTCCGGACTTCCGCCCGGCTCCGTGAACCGCACAAGCCGCTTGGCCATGTGCTGCGCCCAGCTCACCGCCGCCAGGTCTATGCTTATAGGCAGTTTCTTACCGCCTAAACTCGGTTGTGGAATTAAACTCATGACGTTGCCAGTTGTGTGTCGTTTAGTGCACCCATCAAGGCCTCAAGCATTGCAGTTTTGACCTGCTCGGCGCTTTCGCCGACGGTCGCGCTGTGTATCTCGAAACGCTCGACAAGTTTTTCAATGTTGATTGTTATATTTTTGATTTTGCCGCCGCCATCACTGCCGGAACCGTTGCCGCCTGTACCGCCGGCTCCGCTCAGAGTGTTGCCGGTGGGGTTGACTGTCGGAAGTTCAACCTCGGGCACAGTGGTGCCGCTGGCGTTTGCCGGGGCTCCCTTTTTGCCCTTTGCTTGGCCGTTGGATTCCTTTTTGGCAGACTCGGCCATTTCAGCGTCGTAAGCTTCGTTAAATGCCTGGCCTATTTGTCTGCCGTAGTCGCTAAATCCGGCTTTTAGTTTCTTAAGCGCAGCATCTATGCCGGAGGCATCCAGACTGAACGCGGCTTTTATAAGGTCGCCAATGGCTCCGAATGTGGTTTTTGCAAGCTCTCCTATGCCGGTGAAACAAACCTTAAACGCCGCCCATGTGCCTTTGAGTACTGCACGGAACTTGACCGATGTATTCCAGAAGTATGCGCCTATTGCAATGAGCGCGGCTATGGCTGCCGCTACCCAGCCCGTAACCGGAATGCTCATTATTGCCACCGAAACGGCACGACAGGCGGTTGATGCAGTCGTGGCAAATATACCGAATGATGTTGAAGCTGTCGCGGAGAATGCGGCCGAGGCGGTACCGCCTGTTACGAATGACAGGACCAGAGCGCCCAGACCTTTGAGAGCGTTAAATATGCCGACAGTTGCTAAACGAATTAGACCAATAGTTGCGCGGCCAATATTGCCTATAAAGCCCAGCGATATCATGTTGCTTGTTGAAAGAGTGCCGTTCATCAGCGCGACACTCATGATGGCCGACCTTATCCAACCAGACCAGTTAAGCCTTACTATTAAGAGCAGCCATTTCCAAACTGCCGTAAGCAGTGGCGCGAGCTGAGCCAATGGCACAAGTGCCGAAGTCAGCACGCCGCACCATAGTGAAAAATCGCCTGTGGCCTGGAATATGGAAATTTTCAGGTCCTCTATTTTCTGGTTTACTCTCTCCTGTCGCTCGGCGTAGCTGTCCATGACAATAGCCGCCTGCTCGGTAGCGCTGTTGGTGCCTGTTACGGCGTCTGTGAAGCCTTGCAGACTCTCGGTGCCCTGAATTAAGGCGCGAGCGGCGTTGGCATTTTCCACGCCAAAGAATTTTGACAGTAGCGCAGAGTCGTTAAGCATCGGTTTCAACATCTCGAGGCGTTCTTTAAGGCTCTTGGAGTTGTCGCCCAAAGCTACAACATCAATGCCGGCCTTTTGAAGTTCCTCGGCTGCCTGTTTTTCCACGAAACGCCCTTTGCTAAGCTGGCCCAGGACATTACGCAGGGCAACACCGCCCTCGCTGGCCTTTTTGCCGGCCTTGTCAAGCACCTGGATTGCGGCGTTGGTTTCCTCGAAGCTCACATTGGCAGCCTTGGCCGCCATACCGCATTGCTGGAGTGCCGCGCTAATTGCCGGAAGCTCCGCCGATCCTGCCTGACCCGCCGCCGCCATCACGTTCATCATCCGCGCCATCTCCTCGCTCGCCGCCGTAGGGTCCTCCAGGCTCACGCCGTACTGGTTCATCGCCGTGGTCAGCACCTGCGCCGCGGCCACGCCGTCGCCGCCCATCAGCTTGCTGGTCGTCTGTATGCAGTCACCCATCGCGCTGAGCGCTTCCGGATATTTACCCAGTTCCGGCGATAGCTGCGAGAGCAGCAGCTTGTAACCCTCCACCGCCACAGCCGCATCCGTGCCGAATGCCTTGGCACTCTGTCGGGCGAAGTCCTCAATCTGTTTCAGACCGTCGCCAGTGACGCCGGCAACCGCGCTGAGATCGTGCATCTGGCTGTCCAGCTTTATGCCCGCGCCACTCAGCTGGCCAAAGCCGTCAGCAACATTCTGAAATACATCTTTGAGATATGAAAACGTAGCCAGCGACCCCGTAAACTTACGAACTCCACTGTCTGCGCCCTCAACCTTGGCCGTGAAATTTCCGGCCGCCGCACTCATGCCGCTTATTTGGGCCGTGAAATTTCCGCCTATCTTAAAAATGTAGTCAAATACGTTTGCCACTTCGGTTTTATTTATTATATTTGCAGCACATTACATCTGTAACACGTTTTTATATGCTCAGTTCCCTTTTGAAAGTTATTTGCTACGGTGCACTCTTCGCTTATGTGGGGTGGGCTATTTATGCGCTTTATCGAGCTATTTTCAAAGCCGGTAAAAACGGGACGCTTCCCTGGCTCTAACTTTTCCCATCGCCAAACAGCGACGCTATAAGCTCCGCCAGGTTCCGATTCCTCCATCGCTCCAGCCATAACGCCTCGCAATAGAGCCGCGCCCAGTCCTCCTCATTCTCGATTTTTTCAACATCCACATGCAGATTGGCCCGGATTAGGGCGCACCCCTTGGCGAAGCCGTCCTCATCATCCCGCTCCGCCAACGCGTGCGCCTCTATAAGTTTTTTATTAAACTCTGGAAGCCGTTCAGAACCGCCCCCAGCTGCTTCTGAACAGCCATAAAGAGCAGCGCGTCCGTGCGCAGCTCCTCGCTGCCACCAAGCCAGCAGTTGTCAAACATCACCTTGCCTGCCTCCACCTCGTCAGTCTTCGCCACTTTCGTCACAGCCTTGATCGTTTCAAATGTCGGGCGCTTGAAATAGCCCACATGCACCTCGTCGCCGTCCCGCACCTCTACTGCGAAGCTCTTGCGGTGCTTCTCCTTGAATGCCGCAACCTGCGACTCAGTCAGGGCGCCGTTAATAACTCTGGGGGTCTCGTTTGATGTTTTCATATCTTTAAATTGGGTGTTAAATGATTTTTAAGCGATTTTTAAAGTGGCCGTCAAGGGCGAAACCTTAACGGCCCTTTCCTTTTGTTTCCGGGGCGCGCTTTACGCAGTCGTGCCCCATTCGATATGTGAGGGAACCAGCGGAAGCTCAACCTCCTGACCCGTGTCGCCCTCCTTCCATTTGCGCGCGTTCGTCGGTATATGGCAGTTGCGGATCTTGTCAGTCACCACAATGCCGCTCTCCGGCAAATAGCTCACCTGAACTTCGATCACCGGCAAGTCTTGCAGGCGTCCGTTCACGCTCTGCGATTGCAGCGCCACAACTTCCTCATGGTATAGCGTCATTTTAGCCGACGGAGTGATGCGCCCTTTCGCACGGCCCACAGGGTAACGCCCGGCCCCGTACTTGTTCACTATCTCCTGGTCGTCGGTGTACTCTATCCCGGTAATGCCCGTTATAGGCACACCACCGACAAGCACCACTATGTCCGCCCACGCCACCAGCATACCGTTGACCAGAGGCACACCGTTTTTAATACTTACATTCATTGCTTTGGCTCTTTGGGGTTAGTTCATACGGATTTTGCAAACCCGATTTTAATTCTCACATGGCGCATCACGGGCACCGCCACGTTTTTAATCACAAATTCCACAAGCCCCGTGCTCGCCACGTCCTGCGCCGGGTCGACCTCTACCTTGTAGCCGCTCAGTTCCCCGTCGCGCTCCATCGCCTCCAGCGCCTGGTTGGCCACTGTTTCAAGGTGAGCCACGGTGTAGCTCGCAAGCTGCCCCGTAGTCGGGTCCACATACACGTTGCCGCCGAGTTCCGGCTTCACATACGTGCGTATGCCGCGCACAGCCTTGTCCATCGTGCGCACGCTCTCGATTGTCGCGTAGTCGCTTATGCCCGAGTCCATCGTATGGCTGTCGTTCATATAGCTACCGGCCTGCCCCGTGTGCGTCACAAAGAACAGATAACGCCCCGTCGTGTCCAGCGTTTCAATCAATGCCTTGTCGACATCGCGCACCAAAGTGCCGTCGCCGAATGCCGGCAGGCTCACGCCCGTCGGAAATTCCTTGATCCACGCTATGCACTGATGCACTTTCGCCCGGCTTAGCAGACCCAGCACCACGCCCAGGCCGCTGACACTCGCCTTGGCTGCGTTTCCTTTATCCTTGTACAGCTCCGCGCCCGTTCCGCTTCCGGTCTGACCGATTACCACACTCACGCGGCTTTGGTTAGCACCGGCAAGGTTCACCGCCTGCTGCTTCACGCTCGACACTTTCGGAGCGTACACAATCGACAGCTCGGCCTCTTCATCGGCCAGCGCATCGCCAATCCCCTGTAAGGTCGTCAGTGCCTCGGCGCTCAGCGGTGTGTCGCCACACCACACGCCAATCTGGCGAATGCGGCCCGCCGCATAGTTCTGCACAGTCTTAAGCTCGGCGAATGTCTGCGCCTCTTGCGGTTTCTCGAAGATTCCCACGTAGAGGCTGACCGCCGGGTTCAGCCTGTAGAGCTCGCTCAGGTGGTAGTGAAGCACTTTCACCGCCCAGCTCGCCGCGTCCGCAGTAATGCCGGCGGCCTCGGCTGCGTCTATCGTGCTGAGCGCCTGCACACGCTCGGTCCTGAATGCGTCGGGAATGTCGCCCGCTGCCATGTAGAACACAAGGCCCGTTATATGGTCCTCGCCCGGCAACGTCTTCGGTACGTTCCCGTTCTCTCTCTGTATCGTCAGACTCGTTCCCATCACGCCTCCACTTTAAGAGGGGCGGCTCCCCCCAGATTCTTGGCGTGGGCGCGTGCGTTGCTCTCCTGGTCGAAGCACTGCCCGTCGTCGGTCACCCACACGCATTTTAGTCCGTGGCGGCGACATGCGGTCCGCCCTGTGGCCTCAAGCGCGCTTACTGCCTCTTTGGCCTTGGCGCGTGCCGCTTTCAATCTGTCCGCAGCTGCCGCCGACGGGTTCTTGCCTTTGCCCGGATTTTTAGCCGGAGCATCGGTGGCTGCTTCCGCAGCGGCCACTTCCTCGGCGCTGGCCGCGTTCGATACAGTGGCCTCGGCCTCTGTCGATATATTTCCCGCCACTGTTTCAGCTGCGGTCTTGTTCTTAGTTTCGTCGCTCATCTCTTTTTTCGTTTTTTGTTATCGCCTCAGCGCTTTGCCTTGGCAAAGATTTTGTAAACTGTCCACCCAGCTGCCGCCAGGATCATTATTGCCGCCGCCCATGCCGCGCCCTGTTTCAGGCGCTCCCATAGGCTCGGCGCTCTCGTGGCCGTTACAGTCACTTCGTCAAGCGTGCCACCCTCATAGGTCTGCGCCGCTTCCTCCGTGGCTTTGGTCGTGCCGCTGGCCGTTTCCTCCAGCTTCCCGCGGCTTTGGCTTTCCTCGCCATGCCGCTGCCGGATCCGTGCCTTGACCGGGCGCTCCCCGGTTGCCGGGTCTGCCGGCTGTGTAGTGTCGTAGATTTCAACCTCCGTCACTGTACCCCCCCGGCTCTCCGTTTCCGTCGTCAGGGTCGCCGCGTGCTGCTGTTCTTGCCGGCTTTCGCGCCGGGCCGTCGTCGCCAGCTGCTCCGCCGCTTCCGTCCTGCTTTCGCTCACGGCCTTGCGGTGCGAGCAGCAGCTCGTATTTGACAGGGCAACGGTCAACATGAGGACAGCCCCAAATGCGCTCCAGTGCCGTGTTGAGCCTCTGAACATCATTTCGTAAATTGTCTATTTCGGCTTTGAGCGGCGGAACAATACTTTCCATGAGTATGTCCGAAGCCTTGCGCACATTCTCCAGCTCGTGGCTCTTGACCTCCGCGAGCTTGTCTTTCATCTCCGCCCGCAGCTGGTCCACCTCAGCCTGATACTTGGCGCGCATAAGCCGGCTGCCAACCCATGCCCCTACCGGGGTAGCGACCGCCGCAACAAGCGCCGACACTATGATTGTTATTATCTCGCCGCTCATTCATGTGGTTACTGTTTAATGCCCACCTGTGTGAGCCATTCTTTTACGTTGAAGCTCGGACACGCCTTGTTGGCAAATTCGTTGTGCCCGTGCACTGTCGCCCCGGGGTAGCGCCCGAGCAGCTCTTTCACGAGCTTTTCAAGCGCCGCACGCTGTGCAGCGGTGCGCGTGTCCTTGCTCTTTTTGTTCCAGTCCTTGACTGTCCGCGCCGGGCATCCGCCCACCAGACTGACACCGATTGACCGGGTATTGTGCCCCGTGCAGTGTGCCCCGGCTATCGCCTCGGGGCGCCCGGCATGGACTTTGCCGTCGCGCCCTATTATGAAGTGATAGCCGACATCCGAAAAGCCGCGGGAAAGGTGCATTTGTCGGATCTGCTCTACCGTGTAGTCCTCGCCCTCGGGCGTGGCAGTGCAGTGCAGTATTATTTGGTCGACCTTGCGCGAGCTCCGGGCTACGCCCAGAGCCGCCCGAGTCTTGGCTCCGACCACACCGTCAGCAGTCAGCCCCTTGCGCCTCTGAAACTCTTTGACCGCTTCCTCGGTCAGCGGACCGAATATGCCGTCGGCCATCAGGTTCAGGCGTGTTTGCAGGGTCTTGACTTCCGCCCCGCGGCTGCCGCGTTTTAGTGTTGCCATTCAGCGCAAAGATTACACCGCTTTGTCGCTGACTATCGCCGCGCGGCACTTGGTCTCACTCAGAGGCAGGCAAATGCCGTATTGCTCGAAGTTCACGAGGTTGCGGTGGTTTTGGGGATCGGTTTCTGCCTTGCTCCAGTAGAATTTTGTAGAGCCGGCGGCTTTCATCATGCGCCCGGCGTAGAACGCAACAGAGCTCTGCACGTCCGTAGCTGCCGGAACTGCGCCCCAGGCCAGTTTTTTGCCGGTAGTCGCGTTGTAATAGGGGGTGCCGTCATACTCATAAATGTCAAAACCATACAGGCGGCCGATTTTTCCCTCGGTCTGGTTGATGTTGTAGTGCTCTTTGAAGCGCTGTTCGGTCTGGAGCAGGTCGTTCACATGGTCGCCGCAAAGCACCAGCACACGGTCCTGCTTGGGGATTCCCATCTTGTCAAAACTGCGTTTGAGTGATAAAAGATCCGCCGAAGTCATCAGCTTGCGACCCTCCACAACGTCGCCGGTGGTACGGAGCACAGGGATATCGGCCATGTTTTCTGCCGGAGCGATTGCATGGATTGCGTGCTGCCCGAATGTCTCAACCAGGGCATCGCGGTGGCGCTCCTGCACACTCGCCATCTTGTCGTAACTGATTGCGTGCAGCTCGTCATCGGTCACAGGGGTTACCTCTGTGGTGAATTTGTCAAGGCTCACGGGCTTGTCCGCATCTTCCAGCGCTGTTATGGGGATTGGGTAGGTGGTATTGTTTACAAGCACCTTGGGATCGCCGCCGATTGCCACAAAGTGGATTACGTCATTGTTCACATGCTGGTTGTAGCTGCGGATCCTTGCAAGCCAGCCCCACGACTCCAGGGCGGTGCGGAATTGTTTGATCTGTTCGCCGGTCCAAATCTCTTTGAGCACTCCGGCGCGGAGCGCTCCGGCCGGGGCCGCCCCCTGGAGGGCGAGTGCCAGCACATTGCCGGCAATGGCTCCGGCTTCGGGCGCGCAGCCGATTGCAACGGCGGCCGTAGCTCCGGCGGCCGCGTTGAACGCTACGGCCATCAACATGCAGCTGACAAGGCCGAGCACTTTCTTGAATAGGTTGTTTTTGGGTTTCATCGTTTTATTTAATGGTTAATGATTTTCGGGTCATCGCGCCCTCATTCGCTCAGGGGCGGGCAATCGCAGCCATATTCGGCCTTGTAGAGCCTCATGTATTCTGCCGGCTGCTCTTTGCGCAGCTCAAGCAATTCCTCCCGGGGCACTTCGCTGAGCTTCGTGTAGCTCTTGGGCGCTTCGCCGGAGCCGGGGGCACTCTCTTTGCTCAGTCTGAGAGTTTCGGTCGGCTTGGTCTGGACCGGCATGGTCTTGAATGTATCTGCAAGCATATCCGCGCCAGCGGCCTTGCCGAGCTGGATATAGTGGTCGCGCTGCGCCGCCAGGATTTTCCTCTCGGCGATCGCCTGGTCCACACACTGGGTAACTGCCGCCAGCTGCAACGCCTCGACCTTGTCGGCCCGCATTTTCATCAGCTGGAGCGCGGCGGTTGCCTGTTCGTCGCTCGCTCCGTCGGGAAGCCCCAGGAGCGTTAACTGTTCTTTGTTCATTGCTGTTTTTTCATTTTGATTGTTATTGAGTTCGTCCCCCTCGCCAGCTTCGTCGCCGGGTTCGGGGTCTGTTTCTTTTTTCAGTTGAAGCAGGGGCAGTCCGGGGTTGTCCTCACCTGCGGCAAGTTTCAGCAGTTTGCCCTCCTGTCCGTACAGTTGCAGGGCTTCGTCGTTGCCGCCTATGTCCACAATACTGACCTCCACCAGCTTGCACCGCGTCACGGTTTCGCGCGTCTGTCCCGGGAGCACCAGCGCGGGGTCGGGGGTGGTTTCCATCGGCTCCAGTCCTGCACTCGCCATGCGTAAAAAACCGTTGTCCCATTTGCTCTCTATCTGCTTGGCAAAGTCGTCGTTCTGGTCAAATACCGGCGTGCCTATCAGTCTGCCATCCTCTATGCGCAGATTTTCGACCTTGCCTATCGGCATGGCTCCCGGTTCCCAGCTCCTGCGGTGCATCCATAGCAGCACAGGATTGCGCTCATACTGGCTCAGGTCTATGCCCGAAGTCAATACACGGCTGCCGTAACTGTTCACGGCTTCAGTGGATATGATTACATCTTTCATTGTCGTTGTTCAAAAAGCCGGGGCGCGGCGGGGCGATGGGGGGTGGATGGGGGGCCCGTCGCGCCCCGGGGCTTCGTTTGTTTTGACCGTCCGGGCTTGTCGCGCCCTTGCTGTTGCAAATACCGTGGGCGCCCGGACAGTCGGGTCATTTCAAAATTCTCGGTTTGTGGCGGAGGCAGGACTCGAACCTGCAACCTCCGGGGAATGAACCCGGCAAGCTACCAACTGCTCCACTCCGCGATATGGCTTTTAAGTCAGCAGCGCAAAGTTCAACATTGTTCTCAATCCTCACAAAAAGAGTGTAAAACTTTTACACTCTTTTTTATTATGGAGCTTTTTTAGCCCAACTTTGCACCGTGAAAACGCACCCGCTGTGGGGGCGTTAAATTATTTACATCGCTTAATTATGAATGGCTACTAAAAAAGAGCGTGAGCAGCAACGCGAACACGCACGACTGCTCTACATGCAGGGGGAACCGCAAAAATCCATTGCCGAAAAGGTCGGCGTGTCACCACAGACAATTACGAAATGGGTCAGCGACGGCAATTGGGAACAGTCCCGCGCCGCCGCCAACATCACACGCCCGGAGCTGGTCAATAAAATTCTTAACAGTATCAACGTGCTCCTTGAAGACCTCGCAAACGACCCGTCGCCGGAGAAAACCGCTGCCAGCGCCGACAAGCTCGTAAAGTTCGCCGCTACTGTCGAACGACTCGACAAAAAAACTTCCGTCGTTGACGTCATTGAGGTTTTTATGGCTTTCAGCAAGTGGCTGCAATACCGCATGAGCTTCGATCCAAACGTCACCCCGGAACTGCTTAAAACAATAAATCATTATCACGATCTTTTCATTTCCGAAAAGCTAAAAGAGTCTTTATGATTTTATGACCAAAGCCGAACTTAAAAAAGCGGTCGAAGACTGGAAACAACATTGCGAAACGGTGCAGGCCGCCACGTCAATTGTCATCAACGAAACGCCGGCGCAGCGCCTCGCTCGCATTGCGCGCCTGCGCTCCGATTATGCCGCTTTTGTCGACTACTATTTCCCGCACTGGACCATTAACCCGGAAACGGGCAACGCCACCCCCTGCGCTCCTTTCCATATCGACGCCGCTAATAAAATCCTTAAGAACCGCAACCTAAAGGCCGCGTTTATGTGGCACCGTGGCGCCGCCAAATCTACCAACATGGACGTGTTTGTTCCAATGTGGTTAATGTGTCAGGAACGCCGCGAAATTAACGTTATGGTCATTGTCGGAAAGTCTGAAGACAACGCCAAAACTCTGCTGGGCGACATTCAGGCAGAGTTACAGTACAACCAGCGTTATATTGCCGATTTCGGCGAACAGTACAACGCCGGCAACTGGCAGGACGGCGAATTTGTCACCCAGACCGATGTCGCGTTTTTTGCCCGCGGTCGCGGTCAGTCCCCGCGCGGTCTGCGCTACCGCTCTCACCGCCCCGATTATGTCGTAATCGACGACCTCGATGACGACGAGCTGGTGGAAAGTCCCGCCCGTGTTTCTAAACTGTTCGACTGGGTGCGCTCCGCTCTTTTCGGAACGCTCGACGGCGGACGCGGCCGCTTTTTCATGGTCGGAAACCTTATCGCCAAAAATTCGGTGCTGGCCAAGTGGTGCGAGATTAAAAGCGTGCACGTTACCCGCGTGAACATCTACGACCGCAACGGCGAAATATCCTGGCGCGCCAAATGGACTCCTGACGAAGTGCAGGCAATTGCCGACGTCGCCGGATACAGGGCATTTCAAAAAGAATATATGAACAACCCCATCATCGAGGGTGCCGTGTTCCGCAACGAGTGGATCCGCTGGGGCAAACGCCCGGCATGGTCCAAATTCTCCGAAATTGTCCTGTATATCGACCCCAGCTTCAAAGGCTCCACAAAAAACGACTTTAAGGCCGCGAAGCTCTGGGGCAAGGCCGGTTCTCAGCTATGGCACCTCCGCGCTTTTGTACGGCAGTGCTCTGTGGCTGAAATGGTGCGCTGGTGTTATGACCTCTACGAATGGACGCGCGACCAGGGCATTGCCGTGCGCTGGTATATGGAGGCCAACTTTATGCAGGACACAATACTTGACGAGTTCCGCCGTGAGGGAGAACTGCGCGGCTACCAGCTCCCCATTACAGGCGACAAGCGCAAAAAGCCTGACAAGTTCCAGCGCATCGAAGCCGTTTCGCCTCTCTGGGAGCGCAGCTTTGTCTGCTACGACGAATCACAAAAGGACGACCCCGACATGCTCGCCGGTATCGACCAGACCCTCGCTTTTGAAAAGGGTATGCGCGGCCACGACGACGGACCCGACGCCGACGAGGGTGCTATCTGGATTCTACAGCGCGACACCCGCCAGAAAAATATTGTCAACAACACTTCTATAGGCTTGCGACCTAACGCTAAAAACGTATCATGGTAAATCGGCTTGCCGCTTTGCCCCTTAATAACATAAACTTTATGCAAAGAATATCTGATTTTTTCCGAGCCATCCTGTTTGACTGGCGCAAAAAACGTGCTATCCGCCAGGCTCGCCGCTCAGCCGACCTGTACCGTAAAAAATTTCTTGTACTCGTCTGGCAGGGTCGCCCCGGCTGTGTTTCAATGCAGGGCGTAAAAAAACTGATTCGGCAGAAAAAGTTCCCCGGACTCACCGCCGAAAAAGCCCGCGAAATTGCCTTGTTTGAGGCCTCACCACGCAACACCTCGCGCCCATGTTCCTGACTCTCGACGACTACCGCAGTGTGTGTGACGATTACGAGTTCAAGCAAATAGCACATAGCGACGAAATACGCCTCGCCGCCGAAGCCGCCGCACTGGAGCAAATTGCTTCTTACCTGCGACACCGCTACGACACCGACCGCGCCTTTGCTGCTTCCGGCCTCTGTCGAAATTCAATGCTGGTGCAGTGTGCTGTAAATATCGCCCTTTGGCTCATGATCCACCGTCTGCCCCAGAATATGGGCCACGAGCGCCGGGAATGCCTTTACAACGACTCTATAAAGTGGTTGCGCGACATTCAGGCCGGCAAGGCTTCCCCCGACCTCCCGCTCTATCAGTCCCCCGACGGCGACAACGACGACACCCGGAATCCTGTCCGCTTCGGTTCAATGAAGCCCGGCCGTTACGACTGGTAACGCCATTTAACACCGCATTAAACACCCGTTTAATCGATTTTTAATCGCTTTGCTCCGCAAAGAAACACTGTTTAAGTTATGTTCAGACTATGCGCAAAAATAGAGATCAACGGCGACCGCTCCTGGTCGCTCGACTTCGTTACTGCCGTGGAGATTACACGCGACACCGAAAAGCTCACCGCAGAAGCCAAAATAACCCTCCCCAAAAAAATCAAGTGGGACGGCTCGGCTGAAATCCCCGTGCGCCGTGGCGACCGGGTGCGCATATCTCTGGGCTACGACGACAGCCTCCAGCTTGCTTTTGTCGGTTATGTCCGCGACGTCGGGTTTAAAACGCCGGTGGTCATAACCTGTGAGGACGATATGTTTCTGCTCAAACAAATGCCGGCGCAGAAAAAGGCTTACCGCTCCGTATCTCTTGAAACACTGCTTAAGGATCAGGGCTTGACTTACCGCCTCAACATCATGGGCGAACAATCCCTCGGTGCCTATCGTGTCACTGCCGACACCGTGGCCTCTTTGCTCGGCAAACTGTCTGAACAGGGCATCCGCTCTTTTTTTCGCTATGAGGACGGAGAGCCGGTGCTGTATTGCGGCGTGCTGTTTGAGCGTGACCCCAAACCCTCACAGACTTTCAAAACCGGCCTTAACATCATTTCAGACCAGAACCTCCAGCAGCAAAAGGCTGAAAACATGCGTCTGCGGGTCAAGGCGGTCAGCCTTATGCCGAATAATAAAAAAATCAAAGTTGAGGTCGGCGACAGTGACGGCGAGCACCGCACACTGCACACTTACAACAAAACCGAAAGCGAGCTCAAGGCATGGGCTGAACAGGAAATTAAACGCCTTAAACGCGACGGCCTCTCCGGCTCTTTTACCTCTTTCGGCTATAAGCTCGTTGACCCGCTCGACGCCATCGGCCTTATTATCGACGGCAACAAAATGGGAGTGTATCAGGTCAAAAAAGTAGTGATTAAATACGGCGACAACGGCTTCCGTCAGGTCATCGACTTAGGCCTACGCGTAGGCTAAGTCGCTTTACAACCTCTATAATAAACAATGTGTAAAGAAATCACCCTCGGCCTCCGCGTCGCCTGATTATTGGACTTATAAGACTTATTGGATTTATGGCAGACATTAGAAACATCATCCGGCAGCTCGCACAGCCCGACGGCGAAACCGTCGCACTGGTCTGCACTGTTGACGCAGTTGACAAAACAGCCAGAACCATTGACTGCACCCCAATAAATGAGGGCGCGCCCCTGCTCGGTGTCAATCTCCAGGCCAATCAGGAGGCCGAGTTCGGCCTGTGCCTGTTCCCGGAGCCGGGCAGTTATGTTGTTGTCGGATTTGTCGCTGACGGCGCCGCCGGGGTGGTGCTGCTCACTGAAAAAATTGAGGCGGCCGAAATTGTCATCGGCGACACCTCCGCCGTCATGGACGCCGACGGCCTCCGTATCGACGTGGGCGACATTTCCGCCCATCTGGATAAAAACGCCGTGGCTTTCAATGGTGGCGACTTCGGAGGGCTGGTCAAAGTTGAGGCACTGACAAAACGCCTTAACACCATCGAAAACGACATCAACAATTTAAAAACTGTCTTTTCCTCGTGGGTCGTCGCCCCTCAGGACGGCGGGGCCGCCCTTAAGGCTGCCGCCGGTTCCTGGTCCGGTTCTCGGCTCACCCCGACAAAGCGCGATGACTACGAAAACGAAAAAGTAAAACATTAAATACTCCAGTAATGGCTAATATTATTTCCAACATTCGCAATTTTTTCAGCCGCCCGACACGCTCGGAACTTGTGGAACTCTCCCGCGCTCTACGCTCTAAACAGGGTGTAAGACTTTCGGCTATGCTCCAGCAACAGACCGACAGCCTCACCAAAAAAGACATAGCCGACTGGCGCGCCGCACATCAGCTGGCCATTGACTACGAAAACCCCAGCCGCGCCCGGCTTTACGACATTTTCGCCGACTGCGCCCTCGACACCCATCTCTCCGGATGCATCGACCAGCGCAAGGGCAAGGTCTTGCAAAAGGATTTCCGACTCGTTGACGCCTCTGGCAAGGAAAAGCCGGAGGCCACCGAATTGCTGCAAAGTGAATGGTTCGCCGACTTCCTTAACCTCTGCCTCGACTCCATCTATTGGGGGCCGACCCTCATTCAGTTGGGCGACGTCGTGCGCGACAATGGCCCCCTGCGCTTCGACGGCGTGGAACTTGTGCCCCGCAAACACGTGGTTCCGGAATACGGCGTCCTCGTCCGCGACCCCGGCGGCGATTGGCGCCAGGGCATCCCTTACCGCGAGGGCGACATTGCCAACTGGTGCGTGGAAGTGGGCAAACCACGCAACCTCGGCCTGCTCCTGAAGTGCGCGCCCTCGTGCATCAGCAAAAAAAACATGCTGGCATATTGGGACGTGTTCGGCGAAATTTTCGGCATGCCTATGCGTATCGCACGAGCCAATACCCTCGACGCGGCAGAACGAGCCAACCTGGAAGCCGCACTCGATAAAATGGGCGCTGCTCAATATATCGTCACCACCGACGGCACCGAAATTGAAATCAAGGAAAGCAGCCGCGGCGACGCTTACAACGTCTATGACAAACGCGTGGACCGTTGCAACTCCGAACTGTCGAAAGCAGTGTTGACTCAGACCATGACCATTGATTCCGGGGCCTCGCTCTCGCAGTCCGAAGTCCACCTCGAAATTTTTAATCGCACCACCGAAGCCGATGCAACAATGTGTGCCCACATTATCAACGGCCGGCTGCTTCCGCTCATGGTCCTCCACGGCTTCCCGGTCAAGGGGCTGCGCTTTCAGTGGAACAATGCGGCGAGCTACACACCGGCCGAACAGCGCGAGATTGAACGCCTGATTCTGGAATATTACGAAATTCCCGCCGAATACTTCACCGACAAATACGGTGTGACAATCGACCGACCGCGCGAAGCCAAAACACAGCCCGACCGTTTTTTCGACTGAGCCCCGCCCTGCGACTGGCTGACACGGTGGGGCTGCGTCGCTCTTATCTCTCTTTCAACACGGCTTTGGCTTCTTTATATGAGGAGCAGTTGCTTGAATTGTCCGCCGGGGCTTCCGGCCCCGATTTTGACGACACGGCATTTTTTGACGCTGCCGGCATGGTCTACAACGCCGGCGGCTTTGATGCTTCGCAGCTCAATACTCCCGAAGCTCACCGCCTCATTGCCGAAACGTTGAAGCAGCTTAAAACGGCCATTGCCTCCGGCGTTCCCCATGAGGTCCCGGAAACGGTGCGCTATGCCCTCGAAAACAACGCTTTTATTTTCTCCGGCTTCAAAGCGTTCCACACGCTCCGCGAGGTGGGGCTGTCTCTCGTTACCGACAAAGGCGACATTAAGCCTTTTGAAACGTTCCGCCGCGACGTGGAAGCAGTCAACAACCGTTATAACCATAATTACCTCTATGCAGAATATAACCACGCCGTCGGCGCTTCTCTTATGGCCGCACGCTGGCAGAAAATTGAGTCCGACGGCGACCGTTACGACCTGCAATACCGCACAGCTCAGGACGACCGCGTGCGCGAGGATCATGCAATCCTGCACGGCACAACGCTGCCCCCATCCGACCCGTTCTGGTCGCTCTACCTGCCGCCGAATGGCTGGAACTGCCGCTGTACGGCCGTGCAGGTGCGCAAGGGTAAATATCCCCAGAGCGACCCGGATCTCTCTATGCTTCGCGGTAACAATTGCACCGAAAATGCCAAACAGCAGATTTTTCGTTTCAATCCCGGCAAGGATCTGCAACTGTTCCCGCCCAAACATCCGTATTACAAAGCGCCCGAAGCCGCTAAACAGGTAATTGAGCAACAGGCGGCTGAAAGAACGGAACATTACACAGAATATGAACGGTTAAAGGGCGACCCCAATTATACGGACGTGGAGTATGACCCCGTAACAGGCGGTGTCAGGGCCTCGCACGTTGAACACAATTTTAACGCTGTTGGTGGTAAATATGAGCTTGAGGCACAGTTAGCCGGATTCCGTGCCGGTCATATAGTGATTTTCGGCCCTGAAAATAATTCGGAATACCATAAACGCCACACAGAGGGAACATGGAACGGCTTGCAATTTGAGGTCGCAGGACGCGAAACAGCAACCACCAATAACATCAAACGCGGCCTTGAACACTGCGCGGATAAAAAAAGCACACAAATAGCTGTGCTTGATTTCCCTAACGGTGGTTTCACTCTTGAAAAATTCGATATTGCTCTACGTCGTTACATGGGACTGGAAAAACTTAACGACGGACAGTTCCTTAGGTTCAAAAAAATAATCTGCGTCCAAAATGGGCAGATTGTGCACATGGTGG